CATTTCAGGAGCAATGCCGCATGGCTTGGCCGTTTGCCCGCAAGATCGAAGTCAAAGAGCATCCGACCGGGGCCGCGTTCTTTACGCCAGGCGGGCCGTCATGGGCGCGACAGACAAACCGCGTCGCCTATGTCGAGGAAGGCTATCAGCTTAACGTCGTAGTCTATCGAGCCGTGGCCGAAATCACCCGGTCAGTGTCGGATCTGGTAATTGAGGTCACATCTGGCGATGATCCGATTGAAGATCATCCCGCGCTTGACCTGCTAGCACGCCCAAACCCAACGCAAGGATGGGACGGGTTTATCGGCGAGGCGTTCACTAACTATCTGCTGACCGGGGAAATGTCGATTGTCCGATACCCTGAGACGGGGAAAATCACTGAACTGTGGAACCTGAACCCGCTTTACATCAAGGTTTCGCCTGGCAAGGGCGGCATTCCTGCGGCATATGTCTATGAGCAAAACAACGTCAAGCGCGAGTTTCCGTGTGATCGCATCACGGGGGGGTCGCAGGCGTTCTTCATGAAGATGTATAACCCGCTGGACTATTGGCGAGGGCAATCCCCTCTCATGGCGGCGGGCATTGCGGCGGACACGCATAACGCCGGAATGCGGTGGAATTACAGCCTGCTGCGTAATAGCGCACGGCCTTCTGGGCTGATTAAGCTAACCGCAGATGCCGGGGGCGAGGTCATTGCGCGGCTGAAAGAGTGGTTCAAGGCAGCATTCCAAGGCGAGCATAACGCCGGACAAATCCCGGTCTTGCCTGCTGGGGCCGATTGGGTGGCGATGGTTAGTGCAGTTGCGATGATGATAGATTTCATTTGCGTTCTCTTTCTATGGGTTTCATTCGTTTGCCGCGCCTCGCCTGTGAGAGGCAGGTCTGCGCGGCTTGCGGGGTTTATGTGCTATGCTCACATGGTACTGTCCGCATGATCCGCCTGTTTCGAGTGTCAGGTCACACTAGGCCTCGCCATGCCAAAACATGATTGGATACTGGCGCAGTTTTTGCAAGCCATGCCGTATTGCGCTTGACCCGATGTCGAACTGCCTCGACGCTGATGCCCAATGATCTGGCGGCAGCGGTCATGGATGGATATGGGACGCCGTCGATTTGGCACGGCTTGCGCAGATGGGTTTGGCATGGCCTGATCGCATCAGGGGTTCCGCGATCAAGATTGATCTCAATTTTTCTAGGGCCGACCTTCAAGGCGCGCGCGGCTGCGGCAACTGATCTGTATGTGATACCTCTGATGCGCACGGGGGTCACAGCTTGAGCCTCCACATTGATGGCGATCCGACCATTGAGCGGCGGTGATCGACCTTGCCTGCATCGCGCAGATCGCAGAGCGCATCACGGATGGCTTTGTCGCTGCGGCCAAGTGCTTCGATCATGGCGACATCCAGCTTGCGCCATTCGTAGGTTAGCATGGCTAGAACGGCTTGGCGTAGATGACCTGCCTTGGCGCGGGGTTGTCCTTTACCGCCGTTATCTTCGCGGTGTGATGCTGGTGCGCGTCCGTAGTGCCGCTCTGATTTGCACCGCGCGGCCATGAGGGTTGCGAGCGTTTCTTGATCGACGCCAGCGGCAAAGTGATTGGTGATATGCTTGGCGGCTTCTGTGGTTGGGGCGATGGCGCGCGGTTCATTGTGTGGCCTGGCAACGCGCGGCGATGATGGTGCGCTGCGGTATTCGGTGATGGGTGTAGGGCGGTTCATGATGGCACCTTGATGTTGCGAAGTGCGGTTTTTGCCGATCCTAGCCGCAGTTGTGCAGCCTTTGCCTCAGATGGGCCGCATACCAACTCAGCGACATCAGCTTCCTGCCATTCCTTTACCGCCGCGAAGATGGCACCGACTTGTCTTTGTGTGATTGGGGTGCCCGTTAGGACTTTGCCAATCGTGGCATCATCAGAAATAGCCATCGGATTATCCCGAAATCTATCTGAGATAGGCGCGCATGTGTCACGGTCTTTTTGATCAATCGCGCGGAATTTTTGCGGCTTCACGCGGTAAACGTGCGTTGGCTCCCATGCTGGTGATGCAGCAATCCACGCCGCCCCAGTCCAAACTTCAATCTCACCGCCCGCATCGTCATGCGCTTGTAGCGCCTTGCGGATTTTGCGGCGAATGGTGCCGAATGGCATGGTGATGGTGCTTAGGTCAAAGTCTGGCATCTGTCTCAACTCCAACTCCCCCTGATGTATGCGCGCGGCCCTAGCCCGGAGGAGGTTAAGCGACTGTTGGGGATCAAACCGACAGCGGGCCGCGCAGGTGTAGTCTGCCATGATGCATGGCGTGGGTCAATCGTATTTGGTCGGCAAAATCGTATAATCGCACCAACCCATATGCGCCGCAGCTCGCTTGGCTTGGGCCTCACTGGCATAAACCACGAATGCGCCTGTCTTGGTGTTTTCGAGAATGTAGCGGGTCATGGTCATGCCAGCCGCGTGATGGTTGCCAGCGCGCCGCCTCTGCACTGCCGAACGGTGAAGCGCCGATTGCCCTTGTGCTTGTTCACCAAGGCATCAAGCCGCATCTTGTCCAACTTTTCCCCGTGCTGATCAAGGAACGCATCAATCGTCACGGACTGCCTGACTGCGATATCGTCAATTGCATTTGCGACAGCCGCAGAGGCCGTGAATGGCCTGCCGTGCTTCGTCTCAAAAACTTCGCGGGCATCAAGTATCATAATTTACTCCGTTGTTACCTTTGATAACTTTACTTCAAATATGCCTGTCGTCAACACGAAAAATCTGGTGGCCCAAACATTCATCGCCGTGTACGGCCATAACGGCTCCGTGGACAGCGTTTTGGGCAGTGTAATGACATGGATAACCCCCTATACAACAACAATCTTTCCAAGATCAAGTAAGTAAGTAAGGGGGGTGGCCCACCGTTTCCTAAACATATACCCCCTTGTACTAGACTTCCCCGTAATTACGTTACCGTATATACAAACGTAATGACGTTTAGACAGTATGGCCTACCGATTTGTTGGCTGAAACGCGGTTTTTTGGGCAACTCATTGATATTAAACGACTATTCCCGCCCAAAGCCCGTCCACTACTTGGGCGGCATTTTGTAAGGCATTGATATTGCTAGCATGTCAATGCCCAGCGCATCACGCCAAATGCCCAAAAAATGCCCGAACTCAGCCCGCAACACGATCAACCACGAAAAAACTTCCCTCTTGCGCTCTACGTACATACGGAATAGGGTCGGCGTTACATCGGAATTGCAATGGAGCGAAAAACATGGAAATTCGTATGGTTCTCAGCGATGAGGCCGATGCATTTGTCAAAAAACTGATTGAACAGCGCAAAACATCGGCGGGTGTTGCCATTGATCGGCTGATTGTCGAGGTCGCGCGGCAGGGTGGCATCACCATTACAGACCACATCGCAGCCGCGAGCGATGGACAGTCGCCGCCTCTTTGATCATGTCTGGACTATCTCACAGCATAATCAGGAGCCGTAATGTCTGACCCCATTGCCGCGTTTATCGACTTCATGCACGAAGCCGATTGCCCGCTAGCGCCGTCTGTCACGATCAACGCAGACGACAAGATGCATCGCTATATGTTGGCAGGAGACAAGCCAAAGACCGAGAACGGCAGTTACATTTTGCGCGTTGATGCTGACGGTTTTGCCGTCGGCGGCTGCATGAATTTCCGCGATCAGGTCTGGCATAAATGGCATACGAAAAGCCCCAGAAAGATCACCGATGAGGATCGCGCGGCGTGGAAAAAACGCACAGAGGATGCGCGGATCCAGCAGGATAAAGAGCGCCTAGAGTTGCAGGCAGCGGCGGCTGTTAAGGCGCAACAGATATGGTCAGAGGCCGAGCGCAAGGGTTCAAACGCCTATCTTGAGCGTAAGGGGTTCACGGTTGAACAGCTTGGGTGCAGGGTATCGCGCGGGTCTATCGTGGTTCCGATGTGGTCAGACGGTAAACTGGTGAGCCTGCAATTCATCGACGCGGACGGTGATAAGCTGTTCCTGAAATCAGGCGTCAAGGAATGCGCATACCACGCGATCAAGGGCGATGGTGACTTGCTGGTGATCGGAGAGGGACTGGCGACGCTGGCAGCTATTCATGCCTCATTGGGATGCTCGGTGATTGTGGCGTTTGACGCCGGAAACCTTAAGCCTGTGGCACTGGGGATGCGCAAGAAATACCCCGATAAGCGGATTGTGTTTGCCGCCGATGCAGACCAGTGGACGATACCGGGGAACAAGCGGCCATTGGATTGGGATAACCCGGCTGGTGATGATCCGAGGTGGGTGGAGTGGAGAGACGCGGGGTTATGCGTCAACACGGGAGAGGACAAGGCCAAGCAGGCTGCGGTTTCCATAGGTGGCGCGTTGGTTTTGGCACCACCATTTCCAGCCGATGACGCGGCCAAGCGCACGGACTGGTGGGATTATTGGAAAGACGCTGGGAGCGATGCTGTAAAGGCCGCTTTCACACCGCCAGAGCATGACGAAAACGATGTGCTGGATGATCGGTGGGAGCCTGATTACGGCGTGCCACATCATGCACCCGCATTTGAGCAACAGGGTGATGTATTCTCGACCAACCCAATCTTGCGCGCGGTTAGGCCGCTCGGACGGTCGGGTAAGACGTTCTATTTCTTCCCCAGATCATGCGGGCAGATCATGGACTTCACAGGCCCAGCGCTGGCGAACATGCAGAACCTTGTCACAATGGCACCACGCACGCTATGGGAAACGAATTTCGACATGAAGGCCAGCGAGAAGAAAATGGCTGGTGAGGCGTCACTTTTGCTTATTGAGGCCTGCAACATGCTGGGGATTTACGACCCCGAAACAGAGCGAGGCGTTGGCGTGTGGATGGATGAGGGGCGGCAGATTTTGAACGCCGGGGATCGGCTGTTCTGGCCGGGCGGGGATTGCCTGCCGCCGGATTTCAAAAGCAAGAATGTTTATGTCATGGGGCCACGCATCGGCAGGCTAACGGCGGACCCGATGAGCAATGCGGACGCGGCAGAGATTTTGAAAATATGCCTTGCGCTGACGTGGAAGGGCAAGCTGTCAGGCTACATGCTGGCCGGGTGGATTGTCACAGCGATGATTGCTGGGGCGATGCGGTGGCGGTCGCATATCGTGGTGACAGGTGAGCCGGGGGCGGGCAAGTCGTGGGTTATGGATTATATCCTGAAGGTGATCATGGGGAAAATCGCCCTGATCAGATCTGGCGGGTCAACGGAAGCCAAGATCCGCAAAGACATTGGCAGCACCGCGCGCCCTGTGATCATGGATGAGGCCGAGAGCGAGACGCAAAAAGACCGTAGCAATATGGAGTTGGTTTATGGTCTGGCGCGCAAGTCATCCAGCGGCGCAGACATGGCAAATTTCAACGGCGTGTTTCCCGTCAAGTCGTCTTTCTGCTTTGCGGCAATTAACCCTCGCATCATCCAAGGCGCGGATCTTGACCGCAACACAATACTGCATCTGGTGAAAAACAAGTCGAAAACCGCGCGGGCGGATTTCCGCGAGTTGGAAAAGCGGGTTGCAGCTGCAATCACACCAGATGCAGCTGATCGGCTGCTAACGCGGACATTCAACAATCTTCCGACGATCATGAAAAATATTGAGACGTTTGCCGATGTTCTGACGGAGCAAGAGGGCAGCAAGCGGTTTGGTGATCAGCATGGGACGCTTATAGCTGGTGCATTCAGCCTTACAAGCACGGCGGAAATTACAACAGAGGCGGCAAAGGAATGGTGTGCCAAGCATGACTGGCGATGGGCTAAACTAGACAATGACCAGTCCGACGGCGAGAAGTTGCTGGCGTTTATCATGGCCGCGCGGGTGAGGCATGACGACAGAGGCATGGCGCGCGAGGCATCGGTGGGGCGACTGATTGACAGGGCATTGAATGCTGATGGGCTTGACCGCGACGTGGCAACGAGTGCGCTTGGTGAATACGGAATGAAAGCTGATCGAGACTGGCTTTATGTGGCATCACCGAGCAAGCCTATTTCCGATATGCTACGCGATACGCCGTGGGGGGGTAGCTACAGGCGCGCGTTGGGCGAATTGGATGGTGCCATCAGTCACGAGAAGATGCGGTTTTCTGCGGCCATGCGGCTGCGATGTGTAGCTGTTCCTATGTCTCTAGTTCTGGGAGATGATGCACCTGCTGAAATCGAGTTGCCGTTTGACATGGAGGAATTTCGGTGAGTGTGGAATTATACCCAGATCAAGCCGACCTCGTGCATCGCGTCCGCCAGTCTATGCGGCGTCACAAGGGGGTTTTGCTTCAATCAAGCACTGGCAGCGGAAAGACGCGAATGGCGCTGGATATGATCGCAGGTGCGCACGCCAAAGGCAGCACGGCAATATTCACGGTGCCTAGAACTGAGTTGCTTGAGCAGACTATCAAGACGATTGACGATTATGGCATCCCATACGGGGTTATCAGCCCTGATCACACCTACAATCCTTTTGCGAAAATCCAGATCGCCATGACGCCAACACTTGCTAGGCGATTGGACAAAATACCGCCCCCAAAAATCCTATTCCCAGATGAGTGCCACTTTGGCGGGGCCGAACTTGATAGGGTGATTGAATGGAGCCGCAAAGGCGGCGGCTGGCGCGTCGGACTGTCAGCAACTCCATTTAAGACCAACGGCAAAGCGATGGGGGACCATTATGACCATATGGAGGAAGGGCTGCCCGTCGCCGATCTAATCAAGCTTAAGCGGCTGTCAGATTTCAGATATTTTGCGCCGTCACATCCTGATTTTTCGCAGGTGAAAGTCCGCGATGGGGAATATGTGCAATCGCAGCTTGACAGCTTCATGGAGGCAGATCGGGCAATCATCGGTGATGCTGTTAAGACCTATCGAGAAAAGGCGCTTGGCAAGCTCAACGTAGTTTTTGCCACCAGCCGGAAACATGCTGGCATCATTGCAGACACCTTCAACGCGATGGGCATTACCGCACGCGTGATTGACGGCACAATGACCAAGGACGAGCGCAAGCGCATCATTTTGGGATTTGCGCGCCGAGAGTTTACCGTTCTGATCAACGTGCTGCTGCTAAACTTTGGATTTGATCTTGCGGCTTCGGTGGCGGAATACAATTTGGACGTGACTGTTGAAAGCATGTCCGATCTATGCCCGCGCAAGAGCCTTCCAATGCAAATGCAGTGCTGGGGGCGCGTGCTGCGGTGGAAGGATGATCCTGCCATAATTCTAGATCACTGCGGCAACTGGCGGGAAAACGGCTTCCCCGACGATCCGCGCGAGTGGAGCCTGGACGGCAAGAAGAAACGCGCGGCATCAGATGAGAAGGCAGAACCAGCCCGCCAATGCCCGATTGATGACGGCGGCTGCGGGTTTGTGCATCGGCCTGCGCCATGTTGCCCAAATTGCCTGAGAGTGTATCCGATTATGAGCCGCATGGTTGACGAAGTTGACGGCGAGTTGGCCGAGATTGACCGGGCTGCGATGGTGCGGGAACGCAAGCAAGAGCAGGGCATGGCGGACAGTCTCGCCGCATTGCTCGAGTTGGCAAAGCGTACCGGGCGCAATCCGCGATGGGCTGAGCATGTCTGGAATGCGCGGCAGGCAAAGAAACGAGCATGATGGTCATATTCGCTACATGCCCCGATGATGACGAAGGCGTGTCACTGGCACGCGCTTTCATCCGGGCGCACGGCATCACCAGCGATGAGGCTAAATTGGTCAAGCGCGACGGGTGCGTGTGCGTGGTTGACAAGGCAGAAACATGGCGGCGGATTGGGCCGTCACTGAAAGGGGTTTAGGATGGCTACCGAGGAAACAAACATTCTCAATCGATGCTTGATCGCTCTATCGGCAGAGATAAGAGGGCTATTCTTCCGCAACAATACAGGTCAGCTACCAGACAGAAACGGCCGCATGATTAAATTCGGATTATGCGTAGGAAGCTCCGATATTATCGGCGGCACACCTGTAATAATAACTCCAGACATGGTTGGCCAGACGGTGCTGGTTTTTACAGCCGTTGAATGCAAGACCGCAATCGGCCAGCCGACAGATGCTCAGGTGCGGTTTATAGCGGCGGTCCTTCGTGCTGGGGGTCGGGCTGGTGTTGCTCGGTCGGCTGATGAGGCTGTTGCGATTGCGCGCGGCTGACAAGCGTGCGCACCATGTCCGCAATGCTGACCCATCCACCCGCCGACTGCGTTTTGAGCCAGTCTTGCTTTTCCTGATCGCTGAGCCTGATTTGGTGAACGTTTGATTTTCTCATTGCGCGCGCCTGTAATTACTGTAATGTCAATACAAGACTACAGCAACATATGCGAGGATGCAAGGGTATGACGGAAAGCACAGAGTTGACACTGCCAGAGCCAACGACGCTGGCGACAATGTTCAAGGCAGAGAATGGCCTTGACCCGCTGTTGAGCAAGATCAAGGCGGATGCGCTGGAGATGGTCAAAGACCTAGACCCGGCAGTTAAGAAAGACCGCGACTTGATGAAGTCGGCGGCCAATAAAGTGAGCCTGTCCAAGGCCGAGATTGATCGGCGCGGCAAGGAGTTGACCGAGGCTCAGCGCAAAGAGGTTGCGGCGGTGAATGCTGGGCGAAAGGTCGCAGAGACGTTTCTTGCTGATTTGCGGGATCTGGTGCGCAAGCCTGCCGATGAATGGGATGCGGCAGAGGAAGCAAGGGTTGCACGCTGCAAGGCTGCGATTGCATCCGTCCGCGATCACGGCATGACGGGCGAGGAAGCCAGTGCAGACATTCGCGCCAAGGCTGAAGAAATCAAAGGAGTTGAGATTGGCGGATGGATGGCGGACTATGAGCCGCAAGCCTTGGCAGCCCGCGAGGCAACACTTACCACTCTGCGCATCCTGTATTCCGCAGCCAAAACCCGCGAGGACCAGGCTGCTGAACTGGAAGCCCTTCGCGCCGAGAAATCCGCACGGGAAGCCGCCGAACAGTTGGCGCGCGATCAAGCCGCAGAGGCTGAGAATACGCGCATCATCGCGGAACAGGCAGAGGCCAACCGTATCGCAGTTGAGAAGGCAGAGGCGGAACGAGCCGCACAAACTGAGCGTGATAGGATAGAAACCGAGCGCGCATCTGTGGCCGCAGCAACTGCCAAGCGCGCGACAGACCAAGCACACCGGGCGCACGTCCTTGCCGAGATTGCCGATGCACTTCGCAGCATGGCAGGAAAGGCCACGCCGGAATTGATCGCAGAGGCCTTGATGGAAGGTCGGATACCGCATGTAGAGGTGAAGCTGTGAGCATTGTTTACCACAACGACCTGTTGCAGGGTTCCGATGAATGGCACGCCGCCCGCTGCGGACTGCTGACCGCCAGCGAGGTAAAGCTGATCATGACGCCAACGCTCAAGATCGCCAAGAACGATAAAGCCCGCGCGCACGTCTATGAACTCGCCGCCCAGCGCATCACGCAATACACCGAGCCTTCCTACATCGGCGATGACATGCTGCGCGGATGGGATGATGAAATCACAGCACGTGACATTTACAGTGAACGCCACATCCCTGTTATCGAAACAGGCTTTGTCACGAATGATCAATGGGGGTTCAAAATCGGCTATTCCCCCGATGGGCTTGTCGGCGATGACGGTTTGATTGAAATCAAATCCCGCCGCCAGAAATTCCAAGCTGAGACGATCATTAACATGGAAGTGCCTGTTGACTATTCGTTGCAGCTTCAAACCGGATTGCTTGTCACCGGGCGGCAGTGGATCGACTTCATCAGCTACAGCGGCGGGATGCCGATGGTGATTATTCGCGTGATGCCAGATCCGGTTGTGCAGGCTGCGATCATCGAAGCGGCGTCCGAGTTTGAAGCCACAGTGTCAGCCGCGATGCTGGCGTATCTGAAAAACAGCAAGGGCATGATTATGACCGAGCGCAAGGTGGAACAGGAGATGCACACATGAACACAATGGCAGACGTAACGCAGCCGAAGTCAGACCAGATCAACGCCGACGACCTGATCAGCGGACCGATGACGGTCACAATCACGGCGGTGAAGATCAAGGCTGGTGAAGATCAGCCCATCTCTATGAGCTTGTCGGGAACTCCAAAGGTATATCGGCCTTGCAAGTCTATGGCGCGGGTTTTCATGGCGGCATGGGGTGCCGATGCTAACCTATACGTTGGCCGCAGCCTGACCCTATACCGTGATCCGAAGGTGAAATGGGGGGGGCTTGAGGTTGGCGGCATTCGCATCAGCCACATGACCGACATTGATAAGGATATGGTGATGATGCTGACCCAGACGCGCGCCCAACGTGCGCCGCACAAGGTCAAGCCGCTGCAACGGCAGTCAGAGACGCCACCAGCACCAGAGAACGCGCTAGAGCTGGCGCAGAACGCAGCCCGCAAAGGAACGGCAGCATTCCGTGACTGGTGGGGCAGTGATGAGGGGAAATCGTGCAGGGTTGCGGCAAATCAGAATATCGACAGCCTCAAGAAGCTTGCCGCCGATGCCGACGGGCCGCCACCCGACAATGACGACGATGCCCCCCCGATGTAATGAATGAGGCCCGCATCACTGCGGGCCTTTTTATGTTACCCCGGCACTTACCGGTTAGCGCCTGACCGCGACGGGGGTATCTGGGGGTCGGTTCCAATCAAAACCGCGTGTTGCACCTGACTATGGCTAGGTGATCCGGCATTATGCCGAGATTAGTTGCCCCACTGCGAAGCTATTGCCGCAGCAATGCCGGGGTAGGTTCTGGACCGCTCTTTCCATCGATCCGGGCCTGGGCTTGCCAGGTGGCAATCGGCGCGGGCGTCGGCGGCGGTCATGTCCGATGTCGGCACTAGTGCAGGCAATCCGCGCGTCCAGAAGCATGTGCGCTTCTTTGCCGGGTCGCCAAACTGCCAAGGCTGGACAGTGAATGTCGGCTTACCGCAGATCGCAGCGGCGTAACAGTGCATCACCGGGTTTTCGACGGCGACCAGTGGCGCATTGGCATTGAGGCAGGCCATGAAAAACGCAGCCCCGGCGCGCATATCATCCCATAGGTCACGCTCTGCAAGCCAACGCACACCGCTATTGCATAACCTGGTGCATGGGGGGTGTGCGATGACACCAATCCAGCGGCGTTTTAACTGCTCTGTCACGTCGCCTTGGATGTGCGGGCCATCCACTTCGGTCGGCAGCAAATCGCATGACACAGCGTCTATCCCGCGCGCCAGCATGGCATCACGGACGCGCCCGGAATATTCGCAAGCAATGAGCCAGGTCAATTCAGCCTCGCCCGAAGCGCGCGAACAAGCGCTTCTTGTGCATCAAGCTGGAATATCTGCCGATTGATATATGTCACGATCATGCCAATCCGCATCGCGCGAAATCGCTGATTTGCCACAGCTGGATTGACGCCGATGGATGCAGCGACCGCATCAATGCCGTATCCCATCGCTAGCCCTTCCATAAGGAGATAATCTTGCGCCGGGGTAAAGCCGCCATCACCGATGGCCGCTAGATGATCGCGGGCAATGGCATACCACTCCGACGCCGTGCGTGTGATGGTGTAGTGTTCTGGGGTCATTGTGATAGGGGTCATGCGAACAAGTCTCCGGCTGATGCAGTTGCGTCTTTCATGTTGCGGTTTGCCTGCGCCGCATACTCCGGCTTCAACTCAAACCCAATATATCGACGGAACATCTTGACCGCCTGAAATCCAGTGCTGCCGATACCGT